ATAAAATATAAGGGCCGCAAATTTCTTATATTTTACCGATCTTATCTAGAAGCTCAACTATAAAGGAGCAAACTTAACTAACTTACAAAATAGAGTGCAGGGCAAAAGTAGGTTAGATAGACGAAGAACTGGTGCCTGGAGTTGGCACGAAACCACGAGAGGCATCATATGCCTGAGCAGGTGCGTTTCCAGTCCCTCCGATCGATGGGGGTGGATGATAGTGGTATCCACTATTACAATAAGGGTTACAATATCCATTTGGATGGGAAGTCGGTTCAATTGGGGTTGGTCCAGAAGGCTGGCCCCGGGCTGCAAGATGTTGAATTGCGCCAGGCTGCCCAACTAAATTAACAACTCCTCGGTTGAATTGCTCCAAACTATTCTTCTTCTCCATAATGGCAAGTTGATTTCTCAAATTATTATTTTGCCAATCATCCTGTAAAGCCATAGAATTTTTGAAACTATTTTTCTGGGAAAGCCAGGAAGTGAGGCCAGTTCCGATGCCGGAAGCAGCCCCAGCTGCCATAAATGCCAAAGCAGCATTTGGGACAATGGGGGAAACTTTTGAAGCAAGAAGTGACTCCATACGCTTCTCGAGAATTTGAAGCAAATCTTCTCGAGAAACGGATTCGGTCGCCGGAGCAAGACTCTGAAGGAATCTTGCAGCATGTGATTCGGGCTGTTGAGGCCCGGGCCGAATATTCGCTAAAGCGAGATTATCCAAATCGACCCTCACCCGGTAGTGAGAACCAAGTGAAGGAACTTCAGTTCGAATACAAATTTGGTCACCTAAACTGAAGAGAAAGCCAATTGTGTCGGAATTACGAGAATCAACGAGATCAGCAACAATTCCAGAATTTGGTCCGTAAAGTCGATCTCTAAGATTAAGGAGATACGCACTAAATCCGTTGTCTGGGAGTAAGCAGGGTTGCGTTGGAATCGGGTTGAGGAAACGTTGTTGGCCATCACTGGCAACAACAACATTATAATAACCTTGAGGCAAAGTATGCTCTGTGACATTAGACTCAGTTCGTACCACCCAGGGATTTGTTTCCACCTGAAAAGCGTTGTTACGATCTGGAACAACGGCAGCAAGCTCAGTATTCGCCGGTAAACCGGCTGCAATACCAACCAACGTGATGATACGGCCACGTTTATAGTTAGAAATGTAAATTTGGGTGATCTCAACATTTCTATGAACTTGAGGAGGTGAGCTACCATTGCGAGTGGTGTAAGCAACAAGTCCACTGTTACGGATTTCAATTGCACCGAAGGTATAACCGAGATAGGGATTGTCTGGGTTTTCTTCAAGCAACTCCCCACGAACGATAAAAGTGTCATCAAAATTGGGGAGAGATGTAAAGCCACCTGCGCCAGGATTCCACTTAAGATAATGAGGATCCATATCGTTGATAGTAAAAGCAAAACCTGCAATGGGAGTATTCGTGGCGGTATTAAGCCAAGTAGGAGCACACTCATCAAGAGGTGGTAATCCTCCGCCACCTGGCCGAGGAGCAACCACACCAAATGCTTCACCGTGATTATTTGCAAGCTGGAAAAGATTACGGTAATCCACAATGCGCTCCTTTGTTCCATCCAGGAACAAAGACCTCCCCTTTGTGTAAGGGAGGATATCACGGACAAGAATACTTTGGGGTACATCGGAGAGAGCTCTTGTCTGGACTGTGACATCGAGGGGTTCAAAGCATTGGAAGCCATGATCAGGATCTTCCAAGGGAGAGATAGCAGCGGAGCGAACATTCACTACAACGCTGGGATCGGAATCTGCACCAAATTGATTAACTAAGGGAGTATATACAACGGCAATAATGCCGGGCCTATCTGTTAAATCTGTTGGGTCAGTGTCTCTTGGATCTTCAGACGTGTCTCGGAAGAATTTCGTTTGCCTAGCGTCTCCAATCTCAAAGGAGTATTCACCACTTCCGTCAAGGTTGATGATCGCCCAATTAATTTTCATAAGTTGGGAAGTATTGTAGGTTGTGACAGTCGCAGCGGGCATATTTCGAACAACGCCAACGAGAAGATTTCCACGAAGCATGGGAACAGCACTTAAAGAGAAGGTTAACCTAATGCGCCCGTTATAGCGCTTATGCAAGTAAGCCCAATTTTGGGCATAAGGATTAAGTAACCTAATTCCATAAGGGAATCTTAAAACTATCGTACCTTTTGGCGAGTTGCCTTGAATGGTTGTGGTAGAAAGGTCAAACTGCCTATATACAAGGTTCAGCAGATCATCTCTGTACATGTTGAAGTCGGCAAAGTGGTTTGGTGGGCCACCTACCATTGACATCAACGGCTGCTGAGCCGGCATGTCCCGCGACGCGCGGACATTAGGTGTATTGGGCATCGTGATCTGCCCTGCAACTGTGGAAGAAGCAGGCATATCACCTCTCATGGGTAAAAGTCCTGAAGCAGCTTCATGCTCCGTAGCTGGAATAACGGGTTGCATGGATTTGGTGCCACCCTCTGCATCCATATTTGGTATTATGGGACCAGGATTCTCCATTTCATACGCACGATCCAAAGAACCTATCATGGTGGGTAAATGCACAATAAACTCATCATGATCTTGCTTTGGAATCGCCATAATGGCCTTATATAGGTTATCCACTTGCCGGCGCGCAAACACATTCGTGCGCCAAAAAGCAACAATGGACAACCTCACATGAGGCTGCACTAAGCCAAAGAAAGCCTCATCGACTTGCTTGAACGTAGTGAAAGGAGGAACTGGGCCATAAAGTTGAACGAGAAGGGATCTATGCTCACGCGCATAGGCGACATCGCCAGTGCGCGGTGGTGCATCCGGTTGATCTGGATGTTCATGGAAATAAATGTGATGATCCACATATCCAATCCCTTCCTTAAAGCGTTCGTACACTTCATGGGCAGCATCTGCTTTTTCTTTGTATTCCTGGAAGAGTTGTTTTGCCTTGGCCAAGTCTGTCGGCACATTACGATTGGAGTTTGGCAGTACGATTACTCGCCTCCCATCGTAGTGTGAGTCTATCAAAGATTGCATACGGATATGATTAGCAACCTCATCTAATCGAGGGAATAGACCACGCCTAGGATCATAGCGGTTCCCCGAGGAGAGTTGTATGTCAGGGTTCAACGATTCACTAAGAAACGCTAGGTCTTGGCCTAGCTCGGCTTGGTTCAGTTGGGTGTAGGTTGTAGCTATCTTTTTAGCAACTGGGTAAGGAAACACCTCTTCCAAGATGTTTTGAACGATAACTTCTTTCTCGTCATCGTGTTGGTGTGCCCACACAGGGGCTGTAGTTCCGTATCCACTGAAGTTTACGAAAACATTCTCTCCGGCATCTAAAAGGTCTTCAAAGTATCTTGTGTCGGAGTTTGGGTGTAAAGGACCCGGATTCTCAAGGTCAATCTCGCCCCAGTTATCCCAGGGTTCGGCATCATTGAGTGCTGGATTAGGATGGTCAACGCCATTTCTTATTGGGATATAGGCTTCTTCTTGCCAGTCTTCCCAATATTCCTCTTCCATTTCGAACGGAGCATTGTTCTCACGTTCGATTTCGAAAGCATCGTCATAGTAACGATCTTCGATGTCCTCTTCTTCTTCGGGACGAGGAAAAACAAAAGGGCCAACAATTTGGCCATCACGATGTTCAAGGCCTTGCTCACGGAAATAGCGAGCACGAGCAACGGAATTGACAGGAATCTCATAATTGAGGTCAATCAAGCGCTCATAATCCTCAGCAATCAATGTTGGGTCGCGGGCTTGGCGTTGGAAAATATATTCCGACACCTCGAAATCAGCATCTGTATGCGGGCGCGAATACTGGACATCATCCTCGCGCCAAATTTCGGGTTGATGGAATCTGACACCGTTTGGGACAATTTCGCTTTTCGGGCAGCTCGCCGTAGCGAGATCGATTTCAGTGCGGGATTGCAGCATATTGCGGTGTTGGAGCTTAAGCTGAGGTTCGGACTGATCGTTAAAGCTGCCATTAATTGGCACAGGTGTTCCACTCATTCTATGAGTAACGTCTTTAACGACCATGAAGCCTGACGTAGTATCTGTCCAATCCTCGACGTAATATTCGAGATTCCAAAGCTCACGCCTGAAAGTATTCGGAATGCTACCAAAATATTGATTAAATCTCAATTTGATAGCCTCAAGAGTGGCGGTAAAATTGCCACTCACAAAACGAGCTGGTTGGATAGCGTAAACTTTTGCGCTTATCTTTACTTCTGGGCCTTTAAAGGCAGCAGTACCAAACTCGAGATAATGGTGGTAACTTGGCCGAACGAAATTCGGGACAGAACGGAGCTGGGGAAAAAGTTGAGCTGGATCCGGGTCTGCTTGAATCACGGGTCCTAGTCCACCACCTATTTGATTGTAATTTGCCCGTAGGCCTCCTGTAGAGTAAACTCCTGGAGCAGTAGCGTCTGCGGGTACTTCGAGAACTACGTCAGCGACGACAGTAGGAGACTCGGTTTTTATCGGAACAATATCCGGCCAAGGGAAAACTTGTGACATATTTGGGGTAATCGTAGATTTGCGGTTTCTACGCTTATGCGGAGGTTTATATTTCTCTTGGGAATTAGTAACAACTTCAACTAATGTTGCAGTATCAACAAAATCTGTAATATTATTTTCGGTAGTCGCGTCCAGGCGCGTAATCTCTGGATAATCCTCAGTGCCACGAATATATCGTTCCCACTGAGTTCTAACTAGTTGATAGGGTTTGAATTTAATCATGCGCTGGACTCTTGTGCCAAGGTCGCCAAATTTCTTGTTCAAATTTTTACATTGTTGAACCACATCATCCTTGATGGAATTATAATATGCTTCATCCCACAGTGCAGCTTCGAGAAGCACACACTTAAAGTTCTCCACTAACTGGTCTACAGTTAAGTCGACAGTATAATGGAGTTGTCTTTCGATGGACGTCTTTTTGAGACAGGGAAATACTAAACCTGTAGCTGGATCTTCAGCCATTGAACGAGAACAAAAGGTAGCGTCGTCACCACCAAGGCCTTTATCAGCTGGTGTTAACAACATACCAAGTTCAGCAAAATAAGCCTGAACCGTTTCGAAACCAATTTTAAGGAATTTCGCAAAGCGGGCCCAATTGTCGTCTCCACAAGTACAAAGCCTGTAAGAGGCTTCGACTTCGAGATTATCAATTTCATCGAGCTTTCTTCCAAGGTCAAAATTTCGACGGAAGTAAGCATATACGAAGCAAAAATGGTTCACATAATCGTTGAAAGTAAGGGTATCTGATTGGCCGGAAAGGTTGCCACGATTAACAACAAAGAAACTTCCGTCGCAAAGCTGAAGTGACCAAATTTGGCTCACTTGATCAGCAATGATCCGATTAAGATTTTCTTCGGTTTGCTGAACCTTCGGAAGGCATTCATAACGGTTGAAGGCAGAAGAAATAGCAATACACATAGGTATGCTCTTGTCAAAGCGCTTGAAATCGCCGAAGATATCCTCGCCGTCAACCTCCTCCATATAACGTCTAAACTCAGTTGCTTCCTTGTAGATATTAGCACCGCCTTTGGCAGCACTAGTACGTCTCTTTTCAAATGTGGCGTACATAAGGGAACGAGTTAGGCGCCCGCGAAGAAGGATACGATCAGTATCACAGGCTTGAAACAAACGCGTACCACCGTTCTCACACTTCTCTAAAGGCAATATTTCTTGTTTGAGACAGGCCTTTGCACCAGAAAGGCATATCTTGCCTTCACCCATGGCTTTCCAGTAATTCTCTAAAGTCTCCTCCAGGTACCTACCAGATGGTTTCGAGGTATCAGGTACATAAAAGGGTTGTTGGCCATCTGGGTTATTATCCTTGAAGGCATCACCCTTGCACCGATCTTTAAAGACTTTCCCAAAGATAGCTCCAGGAGAAGTCTTCATATCAAGAGATTTCGAATACCGGTAGAACCGATGTCTTGGGTTCCTTATGCCATTAGTGACCTGATCACGGGAAAGAATCGGAAGCTCACCATAATGAGTCTTATAATACCAAACTAGATATTCCTCAGCTCGGGAATAACATTCCTGATTGATGTCTTGAGGATTAACTTGGCCATACTTTCGAAGCTGCGAGAAGGCAATACAATGCCGACGTTTCTTCTTATTAAAGTAAAGCTCACTAACATCTTTAACTTGGTCAGCTCTCGTAGGGGCAAATGAAGTGGCAATTTTGGCATTCAAACCATTGTCACCAAGAGCAATCTTATGCTCTTTGCTGGCGACAGAGTCTTGTAAGCCACTAGCACCACCAAGACAAATAATATTGTCTTGCTCGAACCCATCAGGTCCTAAAGTAGCCAGAAGATCACTAATTTGAGGAGTAATATAAACCTTCTCATCAAAGATGGTAGTCTCGACGAGAAAATCTTCTGGGTCAGAGTTTGGTATAACATGGTGGTTAAGTAACTCAATATCCTCTGCAATCATGTAGGAAAAAACAATCCTATCCGTGCCAAAAGCATCATGGTAACCAAGCCATTTGGGCTCGTTATTAACTAGGCCAATGAGAGGAAGGCCACAATCTCCAGGACGAATAAATTCGTTGGGTGACTCATAGCCTGTAGCCATAAAAATGCAAATATTCTCTTCTTGAAAGAAGTTCATATTCTTATTGGTGTAGTTCTTCATGCGTTTTTCAATTGCACGAATTGCACCAGTAACAACTTTGACGCCCGTGTCATAATATTGGACAAAAGCGCCCATACGCACGGAATCTAGGTCTTGCCAAGTTGTAAGCTTGTTGGTAATATCCTTAAAAGCAGGAATGCTCTTATCAATTATCTCCAGAATAGCTAAGTCTCTAATTCGATAAAGAGCAACAACTCTGGCACTGGTTGTGATGACCTTAGGGTTATCTGCAGTAGCGTTAGGATGGTCAAATTGAACTTGAACTGGTTGGTCTTCCATCTTCAAAGGAATAAGGTGGGCAACTGTGGCAATGAAACGGCCTTTGAAAGCCATTCCATGCGCAGCACCACCTATGGTCTTAACTTTGACCACATTCCTATAAAGGGATTTCGCGAAATTCATGATCAGGTCACTGTTTGAATGAACAGGGGCAGTGTATGTCAAAGCATTAGATGTTAACTTATGCATTCCGGTGTCAAAAGAGATGGGAGGGGTACTTTCGTACATCCCTTCTCCCATTTTGTGAGCGCCGTTCAAGGAAGGTTCCTTGTTATTAGCTCGCCAAGAGCTATCCTGATCAGCTTCGCTCCAATCCCATCCATGAGCGGCAAAAACTCCGCGTGATGGATTGGCTCTGGCATATTCATGAGCCTCTTTCGGATTTCGTTCAATCCGTTCAAGTTGTTCACGATATTTTTGGTATTCTTCATCAGTCATGCGTCTCCACTTGCGATTTTTCTTATGGGTTCTTGAACCCTTACGATTTGGAACAACGTCCCAATTCATAATACGGCAAATGACTGGATCATCTCGATGGTCTCTAGCATATTCGAATCCCTCACGAGTCTCGGGATCGAACTCCTCTAAAAATTTGATATATCGGCTATACTCTTCGTCTGTAAGACGACGAGCAGCCCTAGAGGATTTGCTGTGTTTAGCATTCGGGCGATTCTCTTTAAAGTTGTTCAGGTTAATGAAATCCTGAAGCCAAATACGGTAACTTGAAGCGTCGAAAACCCCATCTTCGTCAATGAAGACGGGGATCTTATCAACATCGTACTTGGGCATCTTGTAGCAAGGATTCTCCCACAAAATTCCTTCAGCCCATTTTGTAAAACTTTGGGTGTCAGGAAATTTAAGGATACCATTGTCTTCTCCACTAGAACACAGCTTATAAATAGCATAACCACCCCCTATAAGCGTGGCAATACCACATATGCTCGCAACAATAGGCCAAAGGAAAGAACCAGTGACGGTTTCTTGAAATTCGGCAGTATTGTGCTCTTCGATGAGCTGAACATATTGTGCAGCCAGTGCAGAACGCCAGGTAGGTTTTAGAATACCTCCAGGTGAGGTGCTGGCTAAAATAGCCTCAACGGTGACAAGGGGATAAGCTGTCTCACCATCCTTGGCCAAGATCTTCAAAACAGATTTCTTAGAAAGGATCTGAGTCTGAGTGCCGATGCTTAAAGTGATGATATCGCTATCAGCAACCGGATCAGAAATCTGTACGGCTTCAAGAGCATGTGTTGGAACATATATAAGGTTATTAACCAAATAAGCTCTAAAGCCAGTAGCAAGCTCGACTGCGATCGTGGCCCCAGTTTGGAGCCGCACAATACGAGCTAAAAGAGAACGCAAGATAGTAGTAGGATCAGTAGTATCACCATCAATCTGGCAGACAAAGTGAGATAAATCAACTTTGCCAGCCAAGGCTTGAACATCGCCGTCTACTTTAAATTTCACATCAGGATCTCGGCCACTATAAGCCTTAATCATATTAGGAAAACTAGAAAGAGCATTAAAGACGCTGGGGGCATCAGTAGCTGTGAGAGTATAATCGTAACGGGCTACTGGAGGTTCCGAAGCAACGACGACATCGCCATCGCCGTTGTGAACAAATTTTTGAATTTTGTCGAAAACAATTTGGTCCACCTTTTCAGAATTTGAAATTTTGCCATCAAGCGTAACTTCGCCACAATTTAATGTGACACAAGCCGCATAACGACAATCAATAGTTTCATATTGGCCTTGATGATAATGGAGGCCGGGAAGACCAAGGCGCCTTAAAGCACCAGGATAAATATCGGATGGGAGATTATAATAATCGGTCTTCGGAGCCATAGCAACACCAATAGTGGTGCTCCTAAAAGTCCTACGAGAGTAGGGGATAAATCTAGTGTCCAATAGGTTATCTATGAGACGTTCCTTGATACTAGTCTGAGGCCGGTGAATAATATTGGTGCCAATAAAGAAAACTGATTTTCCATGGGTGGAATTAACCCAATTAACAAACTCTCGAATATTAGCATGAGGGCCAGTTTCAATTAAAACATCATCAATCTTATAGATGTAAGGGCGTGTCGAATCGGGGCGTGAGGAAAAATCACTAACATTCAAAACCGGATAATTTAGGATGGTGGATAATCGTGCTGATAGGCTATTAATCTTAGTAGTCTTACCAGTCCCACCAAGGCCTTGAAAACGCATAACACAAAAGTCACGACCTGAATTTGGAGTAACTAAACTGATATTCTGGAGGAACAATTTTCTTTCCTCATAGTCCTTTAGATCCATTGGGTTCATATCCGGGTATTTCTTAACCAAGCGGTCGATAAATTCGATCTCACGCTTGGCCAATTCTTGAGCCAATTCTGTTATGAGTTCTTCAACGGAAACGGGTTCAGGGGTATCAAATTCATTTACTCCCTTATGAGGGAGAATTTCTAAATCCAAATGGGAACAATCTTCCTGTCGATGGTCAAATTTAGCAAAACGAGGGTTGTTGTGACCTTCAACAATGGGGTCGGAAACTTTGACCCAAATAATACGAGACCAAATGGCATTAGCATTTTGGGCAGGTTTCTTGCCGAGCGCAATAGTTTTATCAGTGACATTAGTAGTCATGAAAACTATGCGACTTGAAAAGTCTTGCTTTTTCTCAGAAAGGGAAGCTCCCTGAATAATATAAGGGAGAGTAGCAAAAATGTTATTGAAGGCTGCCAGAACGGCATCTTTCTCCGGATCAAAAAGGAACTCATCAACATAAGAAATCTCTTGACCAAGATACGTATTAAAGTACTTGGCATCGGGAGAACGATTAAGCTGGTACATATCTTGAGACTTGTAGTCCATAATCTTTCTAATTCTTTCAGCCAATAGGCCAACAAAATGAGTTTTGCCTATGGCACGGGGGCCAGAGAGAAGAACAGGAATGGGATCAGGGCGTGTAGTACACCCTTCAAGCATAACAACTTCCGCAATACGGGAAAGGACAGAACCGTGCATTGTAACTAAAAGCGCAGAAAGGCCTCTAATAGCATGAAGGTCTTTACGGTTACCTTTTACGGTTTCCATAAGCTTAGACATCTCAGCGGGCATTTCTTTAAGACGCTCACACGCGCCATTTGTGGTTTTGAGAACACGCATGGGCATAGCCAAGAGAGTGGCACATTCATCGACTAAAAGCCGAATCTTGTGGGCATCAGAGCTACTAGCTTTGCCAAAGGCTTGGCTAATAAGCTCAATAAGGGAAAGATCTTCGCCGAAGAGTGTTTTGCTAAGACCAACAGCGTTAACTAAATGCTTGGAGGCATTGGAAAGGAAATCAAAATTTTTGGTCCCTTCTTTAGTATCCGAATTAGCAGCAAGAACGCCGCAAATAATGGAGGAAATAAAGGAAAGGGCAATAGTACCAATTTTGATAAAGGGCATCCAATTTCCAGAAGTATCCGTCGCCAGATCTTCTAATGTGGGAGTTTCGATATCCCCATTGGGTCGGAACCTGCAGCGAAGAGTGAGAATAAGATTTAGAATCATCTCCTTAGTGGCTGCCGCGAGATCCAGGAAAAAGTCTTTAGGACTAGGTATTCCGAGGGTATAGGAGAGGACAAGCCAAATAACTCCTATCAACGATGTAATTTGGAGGAGCAAAGTCGAAATGGCGGCAGAAAGGGCAACGCCATCTCCAGCTTTCACAATTGATACAATAGAAGCTATAAGGGTCAAAAAGGTAATAACAACTTGAGAAGCCATAACGAAGCGAAGTTCAGAAGGAAGCATCGACCACGCCGAGGGCGTGGCCACAGGCATTCCGGGCGGCGGAGTTATCATAGTTTCAGTCACCTGACGAATTACAGTGGCAACGCCAACAGGACGTTGATTAGGAATCACTGGAGCGTCAAGCTCTTCGTCATCAAAATCGATTCCAGGGACCATGATGAAATTATTTTTGAAGTCCTCATGGATAAAAGGAAGGCTCGCAAAGTTCTTTGGGGGAACAAGAAGAACTTGGAGCGAGGGCTTCATAGCAAGGGCACCCCTAAGATTAGGAGTGTATCGGGCAGAGGGCCCTGAAAATTTTACTTGGGAAGAACCCAAGTCTCTATACAGGGTAGGGGTATAGAGAAGATCCGAAAAATCGAATCGGCCAATTTTAGTCTTGGGGAAGGGTTGACGATACACCGTTCTACGCGGCCATTTCTGCCCTCTCGTATGGGGTTCGAGGGAATCGAGATAATGACGGCAAGAATCAGGAAAGTCAGGGAAACGAAGCTTCCGAAGATCGGGACGTCCAAACCATATATCCATTAATGGAACTGGCTTGTTCTCACCTGCAACTAATTGGGGTTTTTGGCGAACAGTTTCGCCAAGGGGTTTGACGCGATATTGTGGTTTCAAGCCACCGCGGATACGTCTTCCTTTTCCGCGCGTAGTCCGAACCCGAGGAACGGGTTTTGGTTGAAGAACGGGTATAAGGGGTAAATAGTGAAGAACGTAGATAAAGCCACGTCGAGTGACTACGAAGTATTGTGGTTCGTGACTATTTTCAACACGGAGGACAGGACGTGCTCCCTCGCTGGGGGGGGCGGAAGCAACGACATGGGTGTCGTGGTCCATGTGAAAGTCGAAAGGTTCGGGCCATGCTTCGGTGGGCTGGGCAATCCAAAAGTGTCTGACTTCGGGGCCGAAACCGAGGAAGTTCTCATTGGCGAGGCGTATTTCAGCGTGGTCGCCCATTTCGTAACCTTTCTGCAGGGTAACGGGAGTCATGACATTGGAGGCCGGCTTGTAGAGGGAGAGGCTTGGTAGCGTCTCGGGTCCACAGCCAAAGCCGAAGTCGACGAACACCTCAAAGGGTGCGTCGAGGTCGATGTTATCGAGGGTATTCATGTTGGGCTGCAACAATGAAGCGGGTCGAGTAACACTTTCGAACAAAGAGGTAGTGTGCAAAGAGCGCATAAAGCGATTTGTAGAGCTAGG